CAAGAATGCTTCTTCAGTAGCAGCACCAACTGACTCGTTGTAAGAACCTGGAGCCAATCTAATTGACATAATTGTTCGGTCAAGGTCCGCCGGACACCAAGACTTCTCAATTACATACTGACAAGTTCTGAGTTCTACTTCAGACATTGCGATTGTTCCGCCAGTGAATGAACATCCATTACCAGGGTAAGCGATTGTGTCAATATCACCGGTCTCAAACACGGGTATCAACTCCCCAAATTTAATATTCGGGATTACTTTGTATACAGAAGCCTCAATTGTGTCCATTACAATTTTATGTAATAGTAAATCTGCGTTAGCATTGAGGTAATCTGACATACCAGTAGTGTCAAAATCAAAATTAAATTTTTTCATTTTTTTAGGTATTTTAGTTTTTGTTTTATTATTTCTTTAAGTTTTCTTTCATCTGCTTCAACAACTCATATCTGTGGTCAGTTGAAAACATACTTGAAACTGCTTTATCCTCTTTAAGAGGTTGGTAAGCCGATGAAGCCTTGAATGACTCATAGTCCTTCTTCATTTTCTTCATCTCTTCCGATAATACTTTTAATTCTTCTACGACTGGAGCCAACGCCTCTACTACGGCTTGAACTACACCTTCGGTCATAACATCTTCTACTTCAGATGGGACTTCAACGGGAACTTCGGCTGCTTCAATTACAACCTCTATTTCTCCACCTTCAGATTCTCCTTCACGGATTTCTACGAGTTTACCCTCAGCATCGGTGATGAACATTCTGCCATCTAAAAGTTTATGTTCGCCTGCGCCAACAATCGTGAAAGTTCCGTCATCGTTTTTTAAGGACACTACATCACCGACTTGAAAAGCGCCTTCGGTTTGATTGGAAATTACCAATCCACCTTCTAATTCTACTTCCTCAAATTTGAGATATGATGAAAACTTAAAGCCAACTAATTCCGCAACTCTTTGTAAGATTTCGTTTTTGTTTTTCATATTCTTATGAATGTTTAGTTTATGTATAAATAGTTTATTAAAATTCTAAATTATTTTTCACCCAAATCTTCTAACACCATTTCCAATAATTGGAGGATGTTATAGTCTTGATAGAGTTCTTTAGCCTCTCTATGAGTCTTACAAGGGAAGAACCCATACTCTTCCATATAGTGGTAATCACTACATCCCAAAGCGACCGAAGCCTCTTGAGCCTGTTGCCAGTATGGGTAATATGGAGCCCCGTCATAAGTGCCCATCTGAGCCATATTTTCAGAACGTATTTTACCACAGATTTTCGGTGCTGCGGTCTCACCATATTTTTCAGTCATATCCTTGATACACTCATCCCACGGATATGGTGCGAATTCAACTTTGGTTTCTAACTCATCACCATTGGGGTTTTGGTAATCTACCATACCTTTGGTGTTAACCTCCATCTTCTTAGCCTTCACGGGAACACAATTTGGGACTTCACGACCATCTACGATTTTACTTCCGTAGGGTTCGTATCCTTCCCAACAAGTCCCCTCGGGATAAGCGAAGGTTTTATTCTCCCAATAAGAATAACACACGGCAATTCTTTGTTGCTCAGTATCGTATTCATTTATGATTGTGTCTGATGAAACACAACGATTCATAAATTCATTTTCTTCTTCACCTGGTTTAGGCTCAACAAAACTTTCATTCTTGATTTGGAAAAAGTTAAAAGGGATTTCTTGGAACGCGCCCTCTAAACTTATCCCACTGGTCTTATTACTCAATACAAACTCCTCAAACATTCTCTTGTCCTTGAAGTGGATTGTGGTCATCCAAGTCCCTGGCTCAAAAGTTCTACCAAACATTTCATAAGACTTATCTTTCTCGGGGTCATCACCAACCAACCAGTTCTCGTAGGTATAAACATCATCGGGTGAGAATATCAAACCACTATGTTCAAGATTCACAACCCCACCTTTACCTTGTTTTGACTTAGAGAATTTCATCAACATTTTACGGATGGTCTCTCTACTCATAAACACAAAGTAGGGGGAATTGGTCTCAGCATCCCAACGATAAATCTTCTGATTAGGTTGGAATACCACAGCGGTAATATCACCCTTCATTTCATCTTTGGAGAACGCTACGTTCATCTCGGTAGATTTTTTAATCTCTCTCTCCAAGAACGACATTACTTGGTCATAATTTGATGGGGTGAATCCCCAAGAAGCCATCATCAAGTATCCACATCCATCCTCAAATGATTTGGATGAATCCCAATCTACCTTATGTCTTGAACCATAAGAATACATACGGGTCAACGTTTCTAAGGAATGCTCTTGTCCACTACGAGCAAGGTCGTGTGCCCTCTGCTTTCCAACGTCAGTTCCACAAGAACCCCATCCATTTTCTTCAGCCCAATTGACAGCACTTTGAGCCGCCTCTTGAACATAGTTTGGAACTTGAACAAAGTTGTGTCTTACTTGGAACTTATCAACCACATCACCAGTCCCCTCAAAATACTCGGGGTAAACATCAACGGGACACCATCCTTCTACACACTCACCTTCGGGAATTGGGTAGATGTCGCCAGGTTCTCCGTAATAACATAACTTGACCTTACTGATGGTCTTAGCGGTGGGTTCAGCCAACATCGCTGCGAAACGACTTTGGTATAGGAATAATCCCATATGGAATGCGATTGGTTGAGTTGAATCCTTCTTGGAGAATTCGTTTCTACCAGCACCTCTTGCGGGTGGAAACAAACTCATCTCAGAAACAAACGGACGACCCACCATCGCAACTTGTGTTCCCTTGGCTAAAGCCGGTTGAACCTTACTTGGGATTTTAGATAATACCTCCTCAAATGACTGATTTATGGCGATAGGGAAATCTACTCTCTTCCATAAATGACGACAATATTTTCCCGCTTTGTAGGTATAAAAATCTACTTGAGAATTTATACGTGCTCTCATTACCAATTTGTAGGTGTCCCCCGCATTGGTGAGTTGTTGTGAAAGATTTTTAAGGTCAGTTAAAGAGAAAATTCTTTGAGCCAAAATCATCTTACGACACAGAGCACGAGAGGTTTTAATCAATGGTGCTCCGTAGGTTGTATCCACAGCGTAGAAGTATCTTGTAATAACAGAACCTTCGGGGTCATCACCGAAACTCTGCTCAGATGGATTAGAAGTGATTGGAGGGACTGAAACGAACTCGTGTGGGGTAAGTTCTATCTCAGCGTTAGAAAATTCACCAGAGAGGAAAAAATCCCCATTAGGGATTGTTCCAAGATTATCCAATACACTCAGTTCTTCAGAACCAAAATCATATCCTTCAACACTACAAGTGTGGGGTTCATTGTTGTTGAATACTTCCCAAGCGATTTCTGTCGCAGGGTTTTTAACTAACGAAAGGTATTCAACACCAGACAAATCGTCATCTTCATTGATTGTCAACTCAAAAATCTTCATCTTTAATAAATATTATAATCTTGCTAATGAGGTTATTTTCTGATTCAGTTTGTTTGTTGACTGAATATCATCATATAAAACATAAGCCTTTAATGGTTGTTTTGTATTGCTATTTTGTGAAGCAATTGCTTGAACAATTCTTGAGTCATCAATACTTAAACTACGTCCGCCAGTCGCTGTATTGATTGACGAGATTACGTCTCCGAATTGTCTTACACCCTCTTTGTTGACCACGAATTCTCCCCCCTCTAACATCGCAGGAACTCCTCCACCTTCGTGTGTTGCTCCTTGAATCAAACCACCTCGTCTACCGATGAATTGTTTTGATTGGGTGAATTGTAATTGGTCTCTAATGACAGCAACTTGAGCGATGGTCAGACCCGCAACAGCCGCAGCATATAACTGAGGAATCGGTGGGGGTGCTTTAAGTCCCAACGCTTGAACGAATGCCTGTGCTCCACTGGCTATGGTATTAGCAATTGTAAATTGGAGTTCTTGAATACGAGCCTTTTTCTCCAACTCAAATCTCTTCTGTGCGAATTCTTTTTGGACTTTGGCTTGTTCTTTTCTTTCTCTCTCTGTGGCGTTTCCAATGGTTGCCAAGGCTTGTTCCTCAGAGTAAGCAAGTTGTTCCAAATACAAGGATGTCTGTGCTGCGAAAATACCTTGAACTCTACCAAGTAAATCACTGAATATTTGTGTGAATTTTTCAACAACATTAGCCACGTTAGCAAGGGTCTTCTCAAAGTTTTCTTCAGCCTCAGTCGGGAGTTCTTTAAGTCTCTTACTGATTTCCTCAAGTAGTTTTAAGAACGGATTATCCTTTAGATTGAAATCCATTTTTAACTCATCACCTAAGGTCTGTAAATTGGTTTGTAGGGCTTGTAGTTCTTCCCTTGATTTACCATCCAATTCTTGTAATCCAAGATTGATTCCAGCAAGAATTGATTGGATTCCTTCTTCACCAAATCTCTGTAGATACTTCTGATTTTTAGTTGAGATGTCTCTAAGAATAAAGACATAATCTTCAGCGTTTTTCTTGAAGTATTCTTTAACCTTTTCGGGGTCTAAACCTTGTTGTATTTTAGTGGCATTAGTGTCAATGGTTGTAGCCGCTTTCTCAAACTCTTTTCTACCTTCTTGGATGCTCTCAACAAACTTATTGTTTCTAACAACACCCTCAAGGATTTGGTCAGCAAGTTCTTTATACTTGAGAACAATATCTTGTTTACCTTTTAATACTTGAGCAGCGGTTTCAATTTCATCAACATTACCGGTTTTAACAGCATCATTGTATTTTTTTGTTGCTGCTTCTAAATCTTTTCTGGCTTGAGTTAAACCTTCAGTTCCGAGTAATTGCTTTTCAATAAGATTTCTACCTTCTTCGTAGATTTGTTTTTCTGTTTTACCTTCAGCAAGTCTATTCTTAAATAACAGAGATTGTTCAGTCTCAAGTTTTCTTAATAACTCAAAAATCTCCTTTTGTGGTTTAGCCAAGAAAGTAATAGTTTTACCCCCAATCTCTGTGAATTGAGTTTGTAATCCTACAACTCTATCTCTATATGAATTGAAAAATTCATTCAATGAAACCTTTGTAGACTCTGGTATTGTCTCAACAAACTTTTTCAAGGTCTCATCACCATCAACAAAATCTGATAAAAATTTATCAAAACCTACCGCTTTACTCAAGTCAAGATTTGGGTCATCTAACCTCTTGACAATTTGGTCAAAAATAGTGAAGACAACACCCGTAGATTGTGCGAAATCATCGGGACTTGGAATAGCCTTAAAGAACAAATCCTCTAAGGTCTTAGCGACTGCTTCACCTTGGGTCTGTAATGCTTCTGTCTGAGTTGAGAAGAAATCTTCTTGTTGTTGGATAATCTCTTGTTGTTTCTGAGACACCCCATCCAAGAATGTAAGTTCGGCTCCTTGAGCCTCTCCAAGTTTCTTGATTAGAATATCCAATACACCAATACGTTCCAATATCTTAGCCGTAGCCACATCAAAGGTCTTGGTGGTCTCTTTGGTCTGTTTACCAAGTTCAGACTCTGCCTTGGCTTGTTTTTCTAATTGGTCTTGTAATGGTTTTAATGTTCCTTGTAAATTATTTAGTTCTGCTTCTTGTTTAACAATTTCAGAATTTACTGCTTTAATGGTTGGTTGGAACTCAGCCACAGCACCATAGAATTGTGCTGCGGGATTCAATCCAAACTTAAACGCATTTGTCAATCTACCGATAATGCTATTTTGGTTCTCAGCAACTCTATTGAGTGCCTCATTGGATTGAACATTTAACTCAGTTCTCTTTTTGTATAACGTATCCAACGATGCTTTAATCCCCAATAGTTTTATATTGAGTTCTAAGAATCTATTACCATCTGCGGTAAGTTCATTGTTCTTATTTAAGAATGCGTTGAAACCAGGGTATTCTTTTTTGAGTTCTTCAATAACTGACAACTCCAAGTTTCTTGCTCTTACATTGTCTGTTAAGATTCTGTATTGAACTTGTGCGTCAGCGGTGGCTTCAATACGGGCAATATTTAACTCACCCAATAATTTCTGTTGTTCCTCTAAAACAGCATTAGCATCCTCTTCAGCCTCAGTTGAATTTCTTGACGCTTTTATGAAAATTGCCAAGGCTGCCGTCAGAGCCGTAATACCGGCAACAACAACCAAAACGGGATTAGCAGATAGGACAGCATTGAAAGCCGCTTGGGCTATGGTTGCTGCCTTGGTGGCGATGGTGTTTAATCTCTGAGCAAGAGCCGCTCTTGTGGTGGCACTCTCCACCAATGCGGTGTTGATTGCGTTTATACCCAAGGCTACGTTTAAGACTCCAAGAGCGAAGGTCTCAGCCTTCTGTATGGCTTCCAAATCTTCACTATCAGAAATCACCAATCCGATAATACCCGACAGAACTTGGAACGAACCCACAACAACGTTTACCGCATCACCTAAGGCACGAAATCGTTTTTCAGCCCCCAATCCTTCTGTGGTCTTTTCAACATCATCAATCCTTGTCTTTAAGGTCTGAATATTTTTTGATGCTTGAACAAATGCTTCTGAACCGAAATCTAAGGTCTTTAATTCAGATTGGAGACGACCAAGTTCTTGTTCTAATTCAGAGAGGTTCTTAATAACCTTCTCTTCTCCACTTGATGAGATTTTTAATTTTAATCCTATTTCTTTTGTAGCCATAGATTGTGATGATTAGCAAGTTGAGAAATTCGTGAGAATTCCATATTCTATTACTTGATAAATAGTATTTTGACCCACGGGTTTTAGTAGTGTTCCTTCCTCAATAGGTGTCGTTGCTGTTGTATCACTGAATACAGAACAACCTGCCGATAATGTAGAACAATTGGAATACACCAAATTTATCGTTGCCGTCTCATCACACAGAGATAATATACTTGTGGAGATAAACACGTTCTGTGATTGAGTGGATGCCGATGGTGTGGGAACTGGTGTCGGTGGTTCACTCTGCTCATAGGTTGGGGGTATTAAAGATTCGTCCACAATCTCATAAGGTAATTTGAGGAACTGACAATCCACCAAATTCACATCGGTGATGTCAGCATCGTTCATAGAATATAACCTCCACCACGCATTTTGGAAATACACCCTATCGTTAAAATCCAAGTTGTTTATTTCCGTTGGAGTCAACTTAAATGTCCCCTTGAATATCTTGGTGTCATTCTCATACAATGGGTCAATTCTACCAGACCAAAAATCGTGGAATACATCATTGATGGTATAACCAACATAGGTGTCATTTGGAATCTGCCAGAAATCATATTGGTTTCCGATGTTTAAGTCAGAGAACGTAGAGGTTGTATACTGATACGATGATAGGTGAGATATTGCGGGATAGGTGCTGTGAGGAACGGATGTTGACCCACTCAAAATATAAATTGATACGGGACTTCCCGATATAGAACAATCCAACAAACCATTATAGAATCCCAATCTCAAATCAGAACCCAACATAGAGAATTGGTTTGGTAATGAGTCAGCCCCCTTATTCCAAGTATAGATGTGGGGGATTAAAATATTACTCTCACTTTGAGCGTCAAAGGTTGAGATTGGTAATGGTGCGAAAGGTATTTCAATGGTCTCCCTTTCTGTGTGGAACGCAGTGGTTGAAATGTATCTGTATGTTCCGAATTGTTGGTTTCTGTCTTGTTGATTGACTACACTGAATCGGTCAGAACTATCCTTAAATGTGATGATATATTCCTTCTTTAATTGATTGGTTGGGAATAGAGTATAACCCTTGTCCAATGCTAATTTCTGAGACCAATTATATTCCTTACCTAATTGGAAATAGGTGTCCCACTTTTCTATGTAGAGGTTTCTATCACCACGAGGAATAATCACCAAGTTAAACATACTGACAATACCCTTAAAGAAATCCAAACAAGTGATTTCCCCTGGTAGGTTATTCTGTAATAACACGTTGTCTGATGAGGTCAGAATTGGTGATGAGTATAACTCCCAATATGCCGACAAGAAATACAACTCAGCGGTGGGGTCTCCCACTCCATCTGTTCTTGAATAATACAGAGCCACCCTACGACCGGCAGGGATGGTTGCGTTGAGGTAAATGTCCCCATACTCTGATGGAGATGATAAGTTGAATATGGTTAGGGCTTGAATCTGATTATAGATTGTTCCGTCATCCACATCCTTGATGGCTACGTTTAGATAGGTTGATGGTAAATAACTGAATCTAACTTGAGCCTTGAATCCAAACTTGAATTTGTATACACCTGCCACAGCCGTGGTAAAGAAATGTCCCCTATTCTGAAACGATACAGAGGGAGAAAAGATGCTCAGTGGGTCATTGAGTTCATTACGTAAAATAAACCCCTTAAAATAAGCATTATCAAAGTTTCCATCAGCGAAGTCAATATAGGTTCTATTGTCCTCGGCTCTGAAGATGTTTTGGTTTTCTGTGGCTCCCGATGATGAGAACGCCCCTTGTGTTTGTGTGGTCTTAGCAAGGGTAAAAATACCATTGAAATATTCACTCTCAAAGAAATCACTCTCATAGGTAAATCCCGCCTTTAGGAATATTTGGTCAATCAAATATCTTACGTTCACCCACGGAGCGAATTGTGATAGGGATAAAGGAGCCCCACTATTTGTAAATCCACTCAATGAGGTGTCAAACTGAGAATAATATTGTGCCTCATCATAACCATAGAAACCCAATGGGTAAAGTATCTTACCGGTGATTCCCGAGTAGTTCAGATATGAACCCCCACTGAATGTCCACGTGTCAACCATCGTGTCATAATTTAAGTCGTGGGTTGTTCCCGATAAATCCAAGTCAATGAGTTTTACATCACCCAATGTGGATGCGAAATTAGGTAGGGATTGTGTCAAGAAAATCTCGTATGTTCCCCCATTGATATTGAAGGATACACTGACCATTCTACACTCACCATTAAACACATCAGCCCCTGCGTATTTTACCACCGCAGGGACAACAACTTGTTCAGAGAAATTAGCCCCGTTTACCAAATAAACGCTCTCAAAGAATTTGTTGTTTCTTGGAGTTTGGGGGATTGTAAATGTCTTGGAATAGGTGGACAATCTTGCTGTGAAATCCTCAATCTCCTCTAACGATTTGTTGATGGAGATTGCCAGTTCCTCAGTGGTGTCCAAACTATACCATACATCATCAATGTTGGATTGGAGCCATAATTCAACTAACATATATTATTCGTGGTTTTGTCTGATGGTGTCGTAAGCCGATTTATATTCAATATTGATTTGATACTTGTTTGATTTGATTTGGTAGTTTGGTTTCACCACTTCAGTCTGTGTCAGAACGATTGGTTCTGGTGTTCCGTCATCTTGAATCAAATAAACAGATGGTGATTGGAATAACTCCTCACTGAGCCATAACATCTCTGACTCGGGCATATAGGATGTGTATAAAACACCCGATTGTGCCACGACTTGATTCCAAACGTTTCTACGAGAGTTCCAACCATAATATGAGGTAGAGTCCCACCCTTGTGAATATAATGTAGGAGCGGACTGATAAACTTGTTTCTCAATAGAATAACCCGTGTCTGACTTAGCCCTAAAATTGTATGAGTCCCAAGTCCCCATTTTGTTTAGGAAGTAAATCAACTGATTACCCTCGCCAGGGGAACACTCACCATCCAAGTAAAAATAGAATGGTTCTGAGATGATAGTTGTCGTTAGACAAGTAGTTCCCGAGAAAGTTGGACAAGGGAAAGCAGAAAGAACCTCAGCCTCAGAATCAAAAATATATGGGTTGTCCAATGGAACAAATCCCCCACCACCAATCTCCAAAATCTTGTATGGAACATCTTGGTAGTTGAAGTATTGACCCACATTGATTGTATCCCCAGTGTATGAGAAATACATCAAAGTATCATCACATAGATTTAATCCTACCAATGGAGCACCCGTTGATAAAGGAATCGGTGTGGGCGTAGGCGTTGGGGTAGGACAAGGTGTTGCTGATGGACAAGTCCCAATCGGAACAGCATCCCACAATACGGATGTTGGGAATGGGTCATTAGCACAAATCTGAACCCCAACCAAAGGAGGAACAGCATAGGTCAGAATTGTTCCACAACAACCCGTGTAGGTGATGTTCAGAACGTATCCTACGTTTGTAGATACACCATAGTTTACACAATCTCCCGAGAACGGAATAGGACAACTACCCAACACACTAAAGGTTGCTCCACTGATGGAATCCTCACACGCACAAATGTCAACATAACTATCGGGTGGGATTGAATCAGATTCTGTTGAACCACTACACGAAACGTAATCAAATACAATCGGGAAATCGGGGTCTGAGTTAAAGACACGATAGGTCAAACACACACACGCATCACACTCACCCACCATAGTAAATTGTCTTGGGTTGTCATTTAAGAACCTCGTTGAGTTCTGACACGCACAATAGGAGTAGGAAGCCAAGGGGTCAATGTTGTAGGTAATCTCATTACCCAAACAATCCAAATACTCAATTACAAGTTGTGATTCTAAACTTAGGTTGGTGATGTTATACTCAAAACAAGAACATCCATCAAACACATCAATCTCGGGGTCTGGTGGTATTGGTTGGTCTAATGTCCCCTCCAATTCAACAGAGTAATAACTTACTCCATTAGGAAAGTTGATTCCGTGTTCTGTGATGTTAGGAACACCAACACCCACGTAGATTACTTGCTCTTCAGCGAAATTAGTCGGGTTAGTCCAAAAGTGGTCATAGTATTGACACGTTGGACGAGTTCCACAATTGGCTTCCACATTGTAGGTTCTGCCAGTAGAAATAAGATTGTTGTCTTCATCATAAAACTTAAAGATGGCTGAATAAACTTGACGGGCTGGTAAGTCCACAGCCACATCGTAATAATTCAACGCTGCCAAGGTTGAATAATCTGTTGGTCTAATCCATCTCGTTCTTGGTGAGTTGGTCATAAAACGAGAGGTATATTGTGGGAATTGACCAGTAGAACCCGTTAGATAAAACGGATTGAAATTGTATTGTTTTCCATTGAACCATTCCTTCACACCATTGTAGGTATAACTCACATTACTTCTAACGGCAGGGACTCCGATGTTTCCATTACCATCATAGGTTGCGATGATTCCATTGGGGGTGGTGGCATATTCTTCACCTACCATTATTGAATAAACAATCATATTGTTTTCCAAGTATCCCCACGCTGCGGTATGTAATGAAGTGTCTCCACTACATCCTTGATTGGCTGGTTGTGATGCGGTGTAGTTTAATAGGATTGGTGATAAATCCAATTGACCCCAACCTTCTGTTGATGGGGTGATTTTTAAGGATGCTATTTGACCCTCATTAGAGAAGACATCCACAACATAACGATACTTGTAATAAGATGGGTCGGTGGCAGCAGTTGATGAAAATTGAAATACCAGATTTCCATACACTGGTTCAATCGTATTCGGTTGTGATAAAAATGTAATCATTATATTTTAATTGCGATGTTAAATGTCTCTTGACCTAATAGGTTTATTTTATCAAAAATGTCTCCGAGTTTTTCTCTTAGGATTTGGTCTTGATACTCGGGTTTTTCCAATAGTTTATCCACATACTCATACACACTTTGTTGGAATTCATCTTGGAATAAATTATACCCCGCATAACCTACTTCAGTTAAAGTTGTTGCGATGGCATAGGCAATACTTTTACTCTCGGGAGATGCTATTCTTAGTTTGGTTCTAACCCAAGGTTCAAGTTTGGTTTCAACAATATACTTGCTGATGAATTTCTTACCAGGTTTTGACCCATCACCAAACACGTAATCAGCACCATAATCAGCCATTAAAAGATAAATCTCATCATCTTTGACTTCATAAGATACTGAATTGTATAGATTACCATATCTCTGATTTGATGAGAAATTATATGGACTACCTCTTTTAACCATATTACCTTTTTTGGTAAAACGAGGTCTCGGTGTTAGGATTTCCTCCTTCACCAACTTTACCATTTCAGCGCCAATATCGTTGAGTATCTGTTCTAACATCTTAGTTATACAATGGAGGTAAACAAGCGGTCTGTATTACTTGAATGGTTATGGTCGCTTCAACACCACAAACGTCTTCCTTAAATCTATCCACGAACGGAGTAAACTGAACGGGTTGTTGAAGAAAATATCCGTAATCTGTCAATTGATTTGTGAACCAATTGTAAAAGTCATTTAGGATTTCGTGGCACAGAGACAGACTTGATAATTGGTTTGACTGAGCCTCAACCCCCACGAATTCATTTAACAAGTCATAAATCAAAATGGTAAAGTTAAATGAGGTGTAGTCATTGTATATCTGACTTGGTTGGGGGACGATGTGTATTGCGGGATATTCAGTGATATAATCCTCCCTTGAGTAGTCCGACATATTACCCCAAGAACGTGTCTGTAATAACGGATGTTGTTGTGCGAACTGGTAAAACAGCCCTATTAGATTTTGATATGTTAAATTTGTATAACTCATTATTGAACTGAATTTTGTTGTCGTTGTCTCTCTTTATTAGCCTTGTCCAACCTATAAGATAAATAGTTCATTACCTCCATCACATTTAGATTTAAGACTGGCTCAACACTTAGGATATTATCACTGGCACATAACATCAATGCTTGGTAATAATAATCCACGATGGATTGGATTACTTCTTTGGAGTCTCGGTTTTCTTCCCTTGCTTCTTGTTGTTCATTTTCATCTCCGTAGAGGATAGGAAATCTTCGGTAAGTTTCTGAACGAAACTTGTTAAAAAAAAAAGCGCCGACAATACGACCGAGACGGGGAAGTCCATAAACTCCTCCATCCTATCTTGACATTCCTTGAGGTCATACTTGATGAGTTCCCTATCATCCCCAATCTTATCATCCACACAAGGACGATACAAATGGGTTGCCAGTAAAGGTAGGTTCAAGGGTTTCTGTGAAACGAATACCTCAAAGTTTATCCACTCACCATAACTGAGTTGTGATGGTTTGATAAGTCCATATCTCTTACCATTAAACTCATAAACCAAGTTCAATTTGGATAGGTCATCATCAGCACCATATTCTGATTTTATCACCCCCGCTATGAATTTAACCTCTGCGAAGGGAGCGTCAATAATGTCCTTCTTGGGAGCACCCGTGAAGTAGTGAATCAAATCCACATCCGACATATCGGGAATCTTATCTAACTCCATATATTGTCTGATGGAGATTGGTTTTACCTCATACTCTTTTTTATCTAATACTAATTTCATCCTTGTCCTCTTGATAGTTTTTTATAGAACTTACTCCCTTTGTGATTGGAGTGTTTTGTCTTGGAGTGTATCCCTGGTCTTGATACTTTAGATTTTACTCTTTTAGCCGATGTGTTCTGTGTGCTTTTCTTCATAAAAATTGTATAGTTTTTCTATCAGTTGTGATATGGTTATTCTGTCGTCCACAGAGTTCTTTTTAATCTTCTCAAAAATATGTGGTTTCAGATAGATGATTTTGTAGTCATATTCATAGACCTTCTCATCGCTATATTTTCTCTTGAATTTCATTATACGAATGAATATTTTGTTTTGGGTTTATACGCCATTTGGGTAATCAAATATCTACTGGCATCAAGAAGGTGGTCTCTGCCGGTAGGTTTAGATGTGATGTTGCCAGACCGGTCTTTACCCCATCTGTAGTTTTTTATTTCATCAATCAAATTGATTGAGGATTCATCAATCTGAATCTTCCATCTCTTCATTTCATTGATTCCAAATAGGACTGACCCTGCTTCTTTCTTTACGGGTATTACCTTCTTGAATCCCCTCTTTTTAAGTTCCTCCAACATACGGGGTTCTGATGAATCACAAACGATGTCAAAGTTTTTATGGACTCCACCTTCATCAAGTTTATAGGCGATGTCATCTATCAACAATCCCTTCTCGTAGAATACTTCCTTGAGGTAGATTATATTGTCGGGTTCATTGATGACCCCATACACACACGCACACTCATCTTGTGAATACCCCCAGTCCAAACCTATCCCCAAGAACTTAGAATACCTTGGGGGTTCTTTAACAACCTCCCAATTGACAAAGATGGTTTCCCTTGGTTTGATTTTCTTACCCAAAGCATACACCTCATACATCTCGGGGTCTAACTCTTTAAGACCTTCAATCGCATCAATAACCCTCTGTTCAAGAAATGGATTTTCCTTGTAGGTTGAGATGATTAGTTGTGCGTTGTGCCCCTCTTCCAAATCATACCAATACCATCCGTCTTGTGCTGTTGGATTGTAGTCAGCGATGATGAACTTGGTTGTTCTCATATTCAACTGAGTGAACGCCTCCAATGACACTGAGGTGATTTCATTTATGAAAGTTATATCTTGCTTCATTCCGCGCAACTTGGCGGAATTATCATCGGCGCCCAAGAAACGAACCATACTACCATTACCGAATTTGTAGATGACCTCACTCTTGTTGAATTGTTCGGGATTGTAAAATCCCATCTCGTTCATCACATTGATAAAGTCAATCAAGATGGAGTTCCTAATTGAGACCAGTGTGTCCCTCACGATTGTGATGGTGGTGTTCTCGTGTTGGATTGCGTATAGGATTAGGTAGATGATTATCTGATACGATTTACCACTACGAGATGAGCCCCTCAGACTTATCAATCTGACCTCATTAGAGACCGCCTCGTGAATTTTATGGTATAGGATGGATGCTTGTATCTCCATAAATGTTATATGACCCCAGAGTTCATATAAATAAATATAGTGTTTATGGTAAAAAAGAAAACCCCCCACCATTTCTGATGAGGGGAAATCACACAATAATGAACCAAAAATCTAATCTAACTCACCTTTTAATAACATATCAATGGTCTTCTCGTTTGTCTCAACGAAGAACTCTTTGAGGTCATCAACATCCCAATCTCTAACATACTTGTCAATCTGATTGTGTTCTTGATGATGAGTGATGGTGAAACACTCTGCCTGATGGTCTTGGATTTCCAATACTTTGATGAATCGGTAATCCCCTCGTCTATACCATTTACCTACCTCTATATCCATTGTTATTTCTGCTCTGCTTTTTTCTCTTCCATATACTTCTCAAAATTGTCAAAACGAGTCTTGAGTTCTTTTGAGTATCCCTCCGTTGCGAACTTTATCATAAGGTCTGTAGCAAGACAAATGTCAAGTAAGGAAGGACATACACCACACGTGTCAAAATGTTTCTGAACAAGGTGTGATTGGTTTTGGAATACGATGATTTCTTCTTTGTTTTTCATATCTGTTTTATGTTTTAAGTTTATATGTAAAAGATAGTAAATCGGTTTTATAGTGTCAAGGGGGTGAGCATAAAAAAGGGGGACTTTCTGTCCCCCCCTCTTCTAAGATTTAGTATCGGGATACTCTGTCGTTTAGGAGTTCAATCTCTCGGTTGAGTTTGAGTTGTTCCTCTGATTTATACTCCTCCATATCCATAGGTGCTTTAGGGTAGACGTGAACAATAAACCTACCAAGACCACGTTGTCCATACGAGTTGTTGGCGTATCCACTGACAACCCAATTCACACAGATTAGAGTGTCCTTGGGGGTTGACTTGATTTTCTCAATCTGAGTCTTTAGGGAGTCCCTACGAACCACCCATTGGTCTCCCATCATTCTATACTCATCACCCTCTTCAATGTATGACCTAATGATACTTGGGGTGCTGAAGATTCGTGCGTCCTTGTAGGACTTGGATGCTTCCTCGTAGTAGATTTCTGCTTCTGTTCCACACGACAACATTGCCGTGGTCATTACATCCGTTAGGTAAGATGTATCTTGGATTTCAACCTTGACCAACTCAAAAGACTTGGGGTCTTTCATTTGGTTTCTGGCGAAGTCAACAACTTTGTCTTTTTCAGACTGACAAGATGCCAAGGTGATGATGGCGGTAAGGGTAAGGATGATGTGTTTCATATCTGTGTTTTTAAGTTTCAACAAAGGTAGTGATTGGATTTGGATTACACAAGGTTCTCTGAGAAATATTTTCTGTTGGTCTCTTTAGCCAGAAGTAGGTTCTCTTTGATGATTCTATCGGTGTGGAACGCACCAGTCCAAGGATTCCAAGAGAAGCCTTCAACATAAAGGTTTTTAACACCATACATCTTGGCTTGATACTGAGCCTTCTTCAACTCGTTCAACACTTGTTGTTCAGACTTGGGGGTATGATAGTTCATCTTTTTCTGTAGGTGATTGGCTGAGAACACCATTACCTCACTACCGATTTCAGAAAAACCCCACCCACTATTCTTTGCTTGAAAGGGACTATCATAAAGAAAGTTGTCTTGCTTGTTCCAAATGTGGAACGGACAATCAATACCGAATCCGTGATGTTGTAGTGGGTTTGATTCTATTGGATTCCATCTACCATTGTAGTTGGTAAACAACATCCCCCATCCAATCTCAAGACCTGCCACATCAGCCGCTCGTAGGGTTCTGTAAGCGCAGTTGTTGGTCTCGCTCACTCTTAGATTATTGCTATCAGCAGAGTGGTAAGGGTTCACATCAAAGTAAGGAACGAAGTCATTGGAACGAAGTGTCATTAGTTTCATAGTCTGTGTTTTTTAAGTGTTCAACAAAGGTATGTCAAAGATTTTAATCCCACAAGCCCGAGCATAAAAAAAGGGGAAGATTTCTCTTCCCCCTTTCCACCTATGGAAACACAACAGAAACTTACTCTGATTTGGATTCCTCATCGTGGTGATGAGGAGTGTGGGTGTAATAGTCTTCACATTTGTATTCCGCCATAATGGATGCGGCTGTCAATGCGAAGTAGGTCTTGTCGTCAGCATCGTAGTCAATCAACTTGACCTCCTTGTCGTTGGTGTCCATATCAATGTGGTAGTGTCCGCAGTTGTGCTTGACACACCAAGATATTACACCACCTTGGTGAGATACTGGTGAACTGGTTGTGAAGGAAGAGATTTGACCAATCAAGTCAATCTCTTGGAAGGTAAGGGTCATCTGTTTCATATTGTCTGTTTTTTTAAGAGTGAGATACAAAGGTAGTGATTAGTTTTCAGTCCACCAAACATCCATCAAGAAATTTTTGATTGGATTGGATTTCTTGTCTTCCGAGGACTTCTTCGTCAGAGAGCCAAGAACAGAACCACTCATCACCCTTATTTCTCATTACAAGGTGTTGTTTGTTGCTTGGGTCTGATTCCCACTCTCCGATGAGAAATGGAATGATGTCCACCTCCTCTTTGATGTTATACTTCTCCATCATATACTGACAGAATTCACGGATGTCTTGGGTGTTGCGGATGGGTGTGCCCTCTCCTTTGATAATCTTTCTCATATCTGTTTTGTTTTTAAGTGTCCTACAAAGATACTGCGGGTCTGACAATAATACCGCATTTCTCATAACATTTTTTCCAACCCCCTGGTCGTTTGTGTCGGAATTTGTTTTTGTTGAGGAGGTTGTCCTCATCACGGGTAATCCAACAGATGGGTGGATACATCAATAGGAGCATCCGAACATACTTGGTCTCCACTTGATACAACTGGTATATGAACATCATCAGAGGTTTGGTATGGTCTCCCAATACATCTGGCTTACCCTTGACAAGACCAGGGACATTCTTCTTGAGTTTAGTCCAATCAATACCCCTCTCTTGACATATGGCATATGCCGCCTCTGAGATGGTATGTTCCTCTACTTCACTCCAATACTGAATCATTCTACGGAGTGCGTATCTAAGGACATACTTCATATCCTCGTTGTCCGTAGCCTTATAGGTTTCTATATTGGAAATGACTGCCGGTAGTATAGCGTCAATGTTATTCTCTTTCATACCACGAATCTACAACAAATTTTTGGAATAAAAAAAGGGAGTTTTACAACTCCCCTCCGTTTTGTCTCATTTGTTGTTCTATAATCCAATTCCTCTCTTGGGTCTCCTCTGTGGGTCTAAGATGTGGATTGGTCTCCATCACCTTGTTTACACTCCTTCGGATGGTCTCGGGATTCTTGAGGTGTCCATCTTCCACCGCTTGGAACAATCCATCCAAGTCAGTGATTCCAAGTTCCTCACATTGGAGTTTCCAAATGGCACAAACCATATACTTTTTCTCCTCACGTAGTCGGGGGTCTCTCTCCAACAATAGGTGAACCATATCCTTAGTTTTCATTGCTCACTCCTTCCTTCTGTTCTTCAGCCACAATTTGTTTTAGGATGATGTCATACATACTACTCAACACATCAACGAACTCGTCAGCCTCTTGTTTGGTCATTCCTTGAAAGGAGACGTTCTCCCATCGGTCAAAGAACTTTTCCATACATTCGGTTTTGACATCATCGTCTTCCAAGTGATGCGTTGCGTAGTCGTTCATAAGATGAGCCATCTCATCCATAATGTCCCGTAAATTTAAGTTGTCGTATCTCATAGTTTTAAGTTTAATTGTCTGACAAAGATAAAAAGAATTTTCCAATCTTCCAACATAGTGATTGAAAAATCCCACGTTTTTTTTCTTCGTTGGGATTGATTGAGTAATAGGGGGCTGGCTCCCCAAGAGCGATTCTATCCTCTGCGATGTAGTCCTTCATCACAAAGGTATGGTTGTCTTCGTTCCATCGTTTACCATTACGGATTCTGTTGATGTGGATTCTACTGACACCAAATTTCTTGGCAATCTCACCATCAGACATATTTGTATTTGAGAACAGACTTCTGATTTGTTCCACATCTTCCCAATTTAGTTTAGAGGCACCAATCACTCTTCAGCCCTCCCCTCTTCTAATGTCAGACCTTTTCTTCTCTGACAATCACAATCTGATATTAGAGCGTCATACGCATACTCTGGTTGAGTGATGGTTGTTGCCCCGTAGTGGAACGCTTCCCCACTTTCCCAAATCTCATCAAAGATTGTTTCAATACTTTCCCCTTGGTCAATTCTTTCTTGGAAGGGAGCCCAAATTTCATCCTCCAACACCACACTGATTTCTTGTGTTGCGAAGGGTCTAACATAAAATGTGATATTCTTCATACTGCCGTTTTTACTATAAATATATTAAAATCCCACAAAAGTATCAAGCATAAAAAAGGGGGACAAGATGTCCCCCACTACCTACACCTCCGCATATGAATAGGAATAAAATAATGGCAATAAAAAGACCTATTCTTCGGGTGTAGTGGCTGTATAGTTGTCGGGTAATATAATCTTTACCTCAATCTTATCAAGTCCGTTATGGTTGACATCAATTGATTGTTTCACCTTATATTCGGGGTGTCTGTGTTTTAAGAAGAATTGTAGAAGGTTTGGGTTTTCCTTTATGGATTGTTTGAGTATCTCCTCCGCCATTTCCAATTCAATATTGAAATACTCCTCAATGGCTTTTCCAAACTCTTCATCGTATTTCTTCCAACGATAATAAGATTTATTACCACACCCACATTCTTTGGTGGATTGTTGAACCGATTTCCCTTCAGCCAGTTTGTTCAACACACACTGCTGTTTCTGCTTTGTTGTGTGTCGTTGTCTATCTTCACGGGTATGGATATACCCTTTCTTATTTGGTAGTTTTGGCTCTTCCATACATAACAATTCGTTCATCTGGTGTGTTTGGTCTCTCACCAAGTTTCTCAAATATAAAGTTGTCAATCAACTTAAATTCACTCAGTGCCAGTCTATTCCAACCAACAGATTGTAATCGTTTATCTACTTTCTCCAATGGACTCAATTTACAAGCGCATCCCATATTAGTCTTCCTTTTCTTTTAATTCTTTAATTCGTCTGTGAACTCCCCAAATGAGTTCATTTAGATAATAACACAATTCATAATTTTCTGAATCCTTGAGTTGATTTACTTGTAGTTCAATCCTACCCAATGTGTCTGAAAGTATCTTGGATAATTTTATATTGGTTAGTTCAGAAATCTCATAGCAATTAGCAATCAACAAATCCACACCATCCTCAATCAATTTCACTCTATCTTCGGATGTGAGGTTGAATAAATCACTGCTATCAATTTCCTCCAATAGTTTCATTTCTGTAGTTCTTTTCTTAGATGAGTGAGTTCTAATGACATATTATCAATCTGTTCCTCATACTTGTCAATCTTCTCCTTGAGTTCTTTGATTTCGTTTTTGAGGTCATTGATGGTATTAGAATATACCCCCAATAACTCTTTTACGTTCTGTATGACGATAGAATCCGTCTCGGCATTAGATTTCCTTTTACCCAAGAAAAAACCTCCTATAGTGGTCAATGCTGAGACCAGTGCTGTTATTACTACTTCATTCATATCCTAATAAATATTACTTCTTCCCATATTTTTTTTCAAGGTGTTCCATATACTCTTTTTGACTTGGGAAACTATAGAATCCTAATAGGGTTAAAATCCTTACTACTTCTTGTCGTTCGTTGTCTACGGCTCGTTGATGTGATAATTTACTTCTACACGATGAACACATCAGACAATTACCATACGCATCCACATAGTTCTTACATCCTCTGAATTTAGATTTAGGGAGCCAGTCATTACATACGGAGCATTCGTATTCCCACTCCCCTTCGTAGTTCATTTGTTTTCGTCTGATAAGTAAGTCTGGTTTCTCCATAAAATAAAAAGGGGTGTGGATTTAAGATAAGAAGATAAAAATAAAAAAAAATAATGCCGTATGGGATTACCACACCCCTCTAATATAAATATCCCTTAAATGAAAAAAACCACACCTAGGGACTGATGTGGTTTTAATAAACTTAAAATGGGAACAGAAATGAAATAAATCAAATCTATAATATAAATATATGAAACCCTATGTGCTTGTCAAGTAAATCAGTAAACTTGTTTTCCAAGAAGGGAAATTTCTCTTTTAGGTAAGAAAGTCAAGTCCCCCAGCCCCCATAACATTTTAGTTAGTAGAGGTAGGTGGACTCACCATCTTCAAGAGAATAATCTCTTTTGAGGCTCACAACGCTCACAAGTCCCTAGAAAGAGCAAGTGTGATTTAAGAATCCTTCTTGTCTGGGAAGGTCAAGTTTCCAACCTTCAATCCCATCTTACTCATAAATATATGAAATCAGAAAAAGAGAAACAAGTCTATTTAGATTTTTTCTTTTCCTCAAAAGGCTGATTTATAGCCTTACGAATTTGTTGAACGTGGTCTTTACAGATATTATATCTGGCACTGATTGATGGAACAGATTTAACCATATTAGAATTGGCAGAACAACGACTGGCATAACCAATTAAACTTTCACCTCTACGATAGTCTGGTAAGAATTCACCCATATTACTTTGTTTTTTTGATTCTAAGAAACTTTTATACCCTCAGTGGTATACTGATATACCTTGAGGTGAGATAATTGATTTAATACCAACAATGGTTATTCCAAGAATATCTTGGTCTTCTGTTCAATACCAATCCACCTGCTCTCCATCTCTCATCTGGATTTGCCGGTTGAAGACCATTCATAACCACGTAGGTATAGAACGGATAGTATAGGCTCTGATTCCAATACAACCAATCTGAACATCTTTGAGAGTAGTAGGTAGCCAAGTCCTCCATTTGGTTCTTTAGAGTTCTCCAAACAGCCAAATCAACGGGACTACTAAATTCTGAATTTTCGGCTTGTAAGCCACGATTAGCATACTTAGCCAAAAGGTTATTGGTAAGGTAAACCCCCGTCCAATATAACACCACATTTTGGAAGTAATCATCCAATACAAATTTCCAATCTGCGAATTGAGGTTGATTTATATCACCGGTGGTAATCAATCTATTCATCTCATCAAACATCCTATCACCCATAAGGTCTCTGGCTTGAATCAGATGTGCTTGGTTTAGAGCGGGTAAGATATTCCCACTCAATAATGAATAGTCAATTGGTAGATTCTCTCTAACAAAACTCTCGTCAATGTAATAAACATATGCCATCTTATGATGCGAAATTAGGTGTAATTAGTTTATTCACAACCTTCACTGGTTGGTTGAATTTTAATGACAATACATTCTCAATTGACATATTGATTTTCTTCAATGCGGGTTTAATAACCATCTCCATCATATGCTTGGTAGCCACAACCAATTCATCAGCATTCTGACTGAATGGATTTGACCCAAACGTCTGAATCCCAAGAAGAAGCGGTGAACTTATCTGATTGGATGTTAGGATAGATTGAACACACATTTGTAATACCTCTGTGTAGAATGTATCGTTGGCTTGGTTGGATATTGTTTGTATCTCGGGACGCTCTTCAGCCGTATTAGAGAATGCCAACATTACCTTCTGACCAGTTTTACCTTGATAAGACCTCAATAACTCATCGTAGACGAGTTCTTTTTCCTCTGGTGTAGGGTCGCCTATCAACGACACAAATAAGTTCGGCATAAGTGATGTGGCGATATTACGTTTGTGCCAGTCAAATACCTCAGACTCCAATACCGCAGCATTGATTCCCGCTTGGTAAGGGGTCACTGGATAGTGTCTGTTGTCAGATGGGGTGTATTGTTTCCAATAGAACAACTGACGAGCCTCACCTCTACGTGTCAAATCCAAGTTGTGGAACTTGGTAATCTTTTTATTCTGAACGGGTAATTGCCAGTATTCAGAGTAGTAGAACCAATCCATCTCTCTGTCGTGTTCATCGTAATCTTTCTTACCAACACGAACATTTTGGAAAGGAATATGATAGATACTTTCTATCGCTGTCCCCTCACGATTGGGTATGGCTTCTAGGCAGTAGCCCCCAAAAATCCAAAAGTCATAAAGAATCTTGTAGTATAACTCCGTAAGGGTCTCATAACGATTTACCATTGGATTTCCAAGGTTTTCAAGTTCCACTCCATCTCCAATACTCATATTGACCTTACTATCAATACACACAGATAAAACGGGTGAACTCTCTTTGATTTGTAATAAGAATTGTGGATAATCGTTATTTATATTTCCCCAAGAAATCCAAGGTTTATTCTTTGTCTCTACCTCAACATTCTCACGCACATCAACTCTGTTGATTCTGTAATCAATGGTAAAAGACTTGAATTTTAAGTTGTCTTGTAAATTATCCATATTCTATAAATAGTTAAATTATCTTATTGTGTGGAGAATAAATCCTGGTGTGAAATTGATTGTTGATGTTGAAGTCAAAGTCGCACTATCACTTCCAGTCCAAGTTGTTGGGAAACTTGCTAATGAATATATGTTAGTATTGATTTGGGTAGCAGAAGTCCCTGCCGTGTTAAATGCTGAAATATATTGTGAACCTCCATTATTTAATACAAATCCATTATTCCACATCAACATACCATTAGGAAAATAGAATGAAGGTTGAATACCAGATTGTGCGAAACGACAAGCGGGAGTTCCACCTGCGTTAAATCTCACAATCATAAAATAAAATCCAGGACCAGTTCCACTGAAGGATAAATCACCGGATGTAAAAGCAATTGTCTTAAACCCAGTTGATGTCGCATCAACATTATAGACAGCGGTCAATCTTTGATATGGAATATATCCGTAAGTGTTGTGGTATTGTGCGTTGTAGAACGCCACATCAACACTTTCACCAGCCCCCAAAGTCAAGCAGTTCATAGTGAATGCTGAATATGAGTGTAAACCATTATCATAAAAGAATGTTTGTGATAAAACATTCTGAGAACCCGCTGGAGGTGTTGTGGTTGTTCCAATACCATTACCATAGTATTTGGCAACTGCTGGTCTATAAACGTTAAAAATGTTGGCTCCCTCAAATCTGTTTTCTGCGATTTGGACGCCAGTATCGTTTCCAAGACCATCTTGTAAGGCTTGAACCGATTGTGTAATACCCGTAGTGGCTGTCTCTAAGTTTAGGACACCGGGATAACTAATGTTGATTGGTAATGATGATAAATCTGCCATCTTCTGTATTTCTTATTCTATAATTATCGGCTCAACCCATTCAATTAGGGGTAAGTTTTTTACCCAATCATTTTGGGGGTATATTGACCCGTTTATTTCTTCTTGGGATATTACCCAATTCGGCGGTGTATTTCCATCTTGTATTGGAGAGAAATACCAATCTGGTTGAACTAATTGTCCTTCCAAATCCGTCTTCTGTTGTTCTGTGAGTTTTCCTACTAAAATCATTATCTTCCGATTGCTATGTTAAAGTTAGTTATGATTGTGTTTAATGTGGATACTTCAGCATCTGTTAAATCACTACTTACTTGGAACCAGTTGTAAGGTCTGTTAGTATATCCACCAACTCCGTTGGCTTTCATTACCCACATAGCATTTGTTGTTTTACCCGCAGATACGATTGCCTCATTACCAACACTTGTTCCGTTAGAATAACCTTCAACATCACCAGCATCTTTTCTTTGTAGAACAACCATACCACTACTATTTGGGTTAGGATAACCAAATTGAATACCCGTTAAATCATCACTAATAGTTCCGTATACATTACCACTTGTTCTGATATTCAAGAATGTTCTACGAGTAGCCGTTTGAGCCCCCATATCATAATTGGTTAGAGTTCCGTTAGTATAACCACTTGAATAAACACCGAGACCGGTATTACCAACACCATCAGTGCTTTCAATCCAACCCGTATTACCATAACCATTCACACCATTACCAACAATACCATCGGGAGTAAATGTAATACCACCATTCCAAGTCATAGTATATTGACTTGGGGATTTAGCGTTGATTGCGGTTGATGCCGATGTTCCACCCAATAATGGGTAGAATATTTGTAGTTGATTCCAAATACCCGAAGATTTCAATTGAGAAAATAGATTGATTGTTGCTGCTGAAGTGGCACAATCTAAAGTTCCCCCCGCAGTATCTACAGCCGCAAGGTATGCTAATGCGTCTGAGTCTGGTGATACACCACAACCACTGAATCCACCACCTTGAGGGAATCCTCCAATTATACTCCAAACACCATAATTTCCACTTGCCATTTCATTAGCGTAATATCCATTTGGAACTGGTATTGTTAAACCACTATCAAGATAAACTTGTTGTGATGTGTTTAGACAAGCCCAACAAGTTAAACCTGCTCCATAACAACCACCACACGCTCCTAAATCCATTGCGTAAACATTGAAATAACATACCCCACTACAAGCCTCATTTTGAGTTGTTCCCGATGATACACTAAAGACTAAAGGTGGTGCGGGACTTGCTGAAGGTGTATTGGTAGGAGTTTGTGTAGGAGTTTCCGTTTGTGTAGGTGTAATCGTAGGAGTTGTAGTCGGTGTTTGAGTTAAAGTGGGTGTAGGCGTAGGTGTAGGACTATACGGAGGAACTGGTTGACAATCACTCCAAGTATTGGCATTACATACCCAACAATCTGTAATCGCAGACCAAGCACAATCAAAAGTTGATGGGGTTGAACTCGGTGTAGGAGTATTGGTTGGAGTAGAACTCGGTGTTGATGCGAATGTAGATGTCGGTGTGTTTGTAGGAGTTTGGGTCGGAGTTTCCGTAGGACTAACCGATGGGGTTATAGTTGTTGTAGGAGTATTGGTAGGTGTTTGAGTAGGCGTAGGTGTAGGACTCACACTCTCAGTAGGGGTCTGAGTAGGGGTATTGGTTGGAGTCTCTGTCGGAGTCTGAGTTGTCGTAGGAGTTTGTGTAGGCGTTGGACTTACACTTTCCGTAGGAGTATTCGTAGGTGTGGTAGTAGGAGTTTGAGTTGCGGTATTTGATGGAGTAATAGAAGGCGTAGGAGTAGGACTCACACTCTCGGTAGGAGTATTAGTTGGTGTGATTGATGGAGTAATACTTGGGGTATTAGTCGGAGTATAAGTCGGTGTGCTCGTAATGGTTGAAGTAGGGGTATTGGTAGGAGTCTGAGTAGGACTTGAGGTAATTGTAGGCGTTGGAGTTGAACTCGCACCAGGACTACCACTTGGACTTGGTGTAATCGTGTTTGTAGGAGTTGTGGTAGGAGTTTGAGTGGTCGTTGGGGTGTTGGTATTGGTTGGGGTAATTGAAGGTGTTAGAGACGATGTAGGAGTGTGAGTAGGTGTGGTAGTTGGAGTCTTCGTAGGGGTGATGGTAGGTGTGGAAGTCTGTGTAGGAGTTTTGGTAGGCGTAGTCGTTGCTGTCGGTGTCTTGGTTGGACTTACCGATGGAGTATTGGTTGGGGATACAGAAATTGACGGAGTGATACTTGGGGTAATACTCGGTGTTGGTGTTATACTAGCAGTAGGACTTGGAGTAGGATTTGGAGTTGCTGATACGTTGTAATAGATTACGTTGTTGGCAACATTTGATGTATTACCAGTGTAGTATTCTTGAACATCATCCACAAAGATAAACGCCAAGGCAGAGTATAATTTCTCATATGCTAACTGAGGATTCAGATTGGTTGGAGAAATCTGCTCATAGATTCCGAGCCAATATTGGTTCTCATTATTGAGGTGTAGATTGACTGGTGTTCCCGCAGAATAGATTAAATTCTGTGGTTGGTTTTTGTATGTGGTAAATGAGAACACATCGTATTTGGTGGCATATACAGATGGATAGGTAGATGAAATATTTTCGGGGATAAACGTATGAACATCCCTACCTTGAGAGTTTTGTAATCTCCAAAGATACGTTGGATTGTTCAAGGTCTTGAACTCAGAAGCCAAGACAAAAAGGTTGTTCGTTGCGTTTTGTTGAATGTATAACATCTTATGCGTTCATATAATTTGTAATAATGGATTGGAAACCTGGCATATCTCCCGATGATAAACCTGCCCCGAAGAACCAAAAACCAGAAGTCCAACTGAAACTTGAGGTGGCATTACCACCATTATAGTTTAGATACATTTGACCCCCCGCAACACCGACATCAGTTCCCGTTTTGGTTTTTGCTGTTTGTATTCCGTCATTTTGGAAATAGATAGTTGTATCACTTGTAATAACTCCATCAATCGTAGCACTCTTAAATCCAAGACCGGTAAAGTCATAACTATCAGTCAATCCAATACCTCTGTATATTCTGTGTGATGCTGAAGTGTTGTATAGTGCTGTGTTCCAAGAGTTATTATCTGTGCTCCACATCACATTTGTTCCCGATGAAGAGTTAGCCACAAAGTCAGCAACATAAGTTCCTTCACTATTTCTAACACTTGTGGTTGAAATGTTATTTACGCTTGAATTATTATTACCCAATCTCATATAGTTCTCGTTGGTAAATCTCCAACCTTCCGTAGTATGAACTGGTGGATTTACTCCCCCCGTATTGAATAATAAAGCACAAAGTGGGTTAGCGGGTGTAATCCAGTTGATAAAGGTAAATGCGGAACTACCACCACCCGTTAAATCAACCTTGAACATATACATATTACCGAGTTTAGCCCAATAGCCAGCTGCTTTTAAGTCAACAATAAGTTGGTTCTGTAATACTTGTTGTGCGTAAGATGGTGCTGTGTATCCTAACGCTGATGCTCTTGAAAGGATTGCGGTGTATTCAGCGGTAAATGTTGTAGGTGTTGAAGTAGGCGTAGGAGTCGGAGTCTTCGTTGGAGTAATCGTCATCGTAGGTGTAGGACTTGGACTTGGAGCGGGACAAGCCACAGCGTTTCCAATCCTACCAAATCCATTTACAAGATAAACAACATCACCAGCAGATAAGTAAGTGGATGGGGGAACTAATGTTGTTAAAGAACTATCTTGAAATACAAATTGGTCGTAAGTAAAGAATGGTTGGTTTGAGTATAATTCTAATGTTTCAGCCGCAGCACACGCTAAAGAGGCTGTAGTTCCCGAACCAAAGTATTCACTATAAACCACCGATGATGGTGATGGCGTAGGTGTAGGAGTTTTTGTTGTAGTAGGCGTAGGTGTAATCGTGTTGGTAGGAGTAATCGTAGGTGTTGTGGTAGGAGTTGAAGTGGGCGTAGGAGAAACCGCAGCAGGGGTTGTGCTCGGTGTCGGCGTAGGTGTCTTAGTGGGTGTGGGACTTGGAGTCGGACTCGGAACACCACCACCTAAAAATTGTGGAACTAAACCTCCATAATTGTAAACTACTTCACCTTGGAAATATGTTTGGTCAAGGGCTTTCCAAATCTTACTCATTTAATAATCTATGTATGTATTCAATTTGTTTATCAACATCTACATCCCCCTTTTTATCGGGTGTCTCGTATCGTTGTTTCAGTATTGTTTTACCATCTCTGAAAAACTCCACATCTATAAATATTCTATTACCCCATAAATCTAAAATTAAATCGGTCAATCTGTAGCCATCAACTTGAACATACAGATTATCCTTTCTGATTTTGAGCGATTTGTTTACCTCCAACATATTAAAAAAAAGGGGGGTATTACCCCCCCTTAGTTTGATTAGTGTTTTATATTATTCTCTATCTAAAGAGATGTTAGAATTAGCAGCCAACCATTGAGTCAAAGTCTCACCCGTAGCCACGTCAATTTGTGGAACTGAGATTACTTCGTTTGATGTCAATGTGATGGTATACAATTGAGAATCTCCCGGAAGACTACCAGAAGCAATTGTTGCTGATTCAATGAACATACCCGATGGAGATGCCAAGAAATACTTGCCTGTCTTCAGTTTAACTATGAAGATGCTCGCTGTATTTTGGACAATTTGCTGGTACAAATTAGTCGCTCCTTGATTTAGCCCGGGAATGGTGAAAATTAGTTGGGTATTGTATGTAAATCCAAGTGATTCCAAGTTGATACTTGTAGCCTCGTTCAACGCCGCAGATGAATTTCTAACGATGTCAATCTTCTTGAATTCTGCGCCAGTTGTTGATGCCGTCATACCAATAACCTCACCCGTTCCAGAGTAAGCGATACTCTCTAAAGAACAAGTTGTTCCCGAGCCTGGTGTCAACACGTATAGACTATCAAGACCCGGTATATTGTTCACGCAGGACTGGAGCTCCAACCCATTTGTGATACAGCAGTTATATGTAGATGAACTCATAATTTTTCTATATTAAATTTTAGAGGTTTATTGATTAGGATGCGTATACAACTTGAGAACCGAAACTTACAGCCGCACCGAGTTTCATCGCCAATTTCATACGAGTCTGTTGGAAGTCATTTGACCACCAAGAAATCGGTGAAGTAATATCCGATAAAAGGTCAGTTCCTAATAAAAGGTTTTCCGGATTAGTTAGAACCATTTTACCCGCAGAAATTTCACAAGAAATAGCGATAGTATTCGTGAATGGAATCTGAATAGCCATCTGACCATTTTGTAAAGTTACTGGGTTAAAATTGAATAAGTTCTGGTCTCTCAATGCTAATTGTAGCGCTTGAAAATCAGAGTGGTTCAATGCCATAATCGTTGGAACAACTTTTAATGGGTCTGGAAGATTCAATAGGTAGGTGTTTGTAGTTGAAATAGCGTTTGATGGAGTAAGGGCAGTATAGCCGATATTCACAACAGAACCACTCAACGCAGCACTTTCTAACTGCTCAATAACACCCGAACATCCCTCAACTGCTTGAGTTGAATTCCAGAATCTTCTTGATGCGTAAACGTTAGCCTTTTTAGAGATGTCAGACAAGAATGCTTCTTCAGTAGCAGCACCAACTGACTCGTTGTAAGAACCTGGAGCCAATCTAATTGACATAATTGTTCGGTCAAGGTC